CCGTGACCGTTCCTCGACAGGAAGAAGTCGTGACCCGCCTTCCCCCAGCCGTAGCCGTTGCGGAACGCCTGCTGGAGCAGCGCGTACTGGTCGCGGGCGAACGCCTCGCAGTCGGCGCGTGTCTTGGCCTTCGTTTCGGGGCAGCAGTTCTCGACCTCATAGCCGAGGCTGTCGAGCGTTGCGTCCGCCTCCGAGTCGGGCTCGCCGAGTGGTGTGCTTGCCCACAGGGCGCAGGTCAGGTAGGCGCGGGTGAAGTCCACAAGGTCCTTTTCGGTCGGACCCTCGGCGGCGACTTCGACTTCGATCTCCTCGACGCGCTGTGCGCCGCCCCATCCGTGGATTGTGCGAGCCACCTCCATCGCGGCATCGAATGTGTCGAACACTCGCGCCTTGGACTTGTCCGAGGTCGAGAACCGACCAGTTGCACTATGCAGGTAGCAGGGGGTTGCGGGGCAGAAGGCGATGACGAACTTCGTGACGGTTGGCATGGGTCGGGCTCCTTTCAAGAGCGGGTGCGAAGCCTGCACGGTGCAGGCTGGGTTGGAATCCGCCCCGCACCCTTTCGGGCGCGGGGCGGTGGCGGTCAGGACCTGAGCGCCTCGGCGGCGGAGATGATCGTTTCGATCTGTCCGAGGTAGGATTCCTGAATGTCGGGCGGGTAGAACGACAGCACCTCGGGCGAGCGGTTGATCCGCTCGCGGAGCCATCGGGCGAACGCAACCCGCCGCTCGGTGTAGTCGCGGCAGTTGTCGAGCGGTGATTCTCCGTACCAGCGGTAGCAGTACTCGGCGACGAGCCCGCCAAGTTTGGCGACCGAGCGCGGACAGGTGCGCTCCCTTCCCTTCACGGTCTCGGTGTCGTAGAGGGTCGCGGCGGCGGTGTTGTGGCGGCAGTACGAGCGGGCGGTCTCTTCGATGCAGACGAGCCACTTGTCGATGGCGGTCTCCATCACCGCGAGGGTGACGAGGTGAGCGGGGATTCCCGCTGCCTCGCCGAGCGCGGACATCATGCCCTCGGTCTTGGTGTTCGTAGACCACTTGCCCTGCGGGTCTCCCATATGGGAATCCACGGCAGCATTGAACAGGGTGCGGACGATCTCGCTTGCGTACGGCATTGTCGGTCTCCTTTCGGGAGGGGTTGAGCCTCGGCGGAATGCCGAGGGGAATCCGCGCCGACCCCCGTCAAGGGGTCGGGCGGGTGCGGGTCACTTGCGGTTGCGGGCGTTCTCCGCATCGGCAAACTCGGCGAGGCGGTACAGTGCGGCGATGGCGATCCGCCGAGGCTCGCCCCCCTGCTCAATCAGGTGCGCCAGCATCGGGATCAGGCTCGCCCAAGTCGGGGTCACATCGATCGTCTTCGGTTCGGGCTCGGGCTCGGGCTCGGGCTCGGCTTCGTGCTGCGCCTCATCCTCTCCGAGGTCGCAGGCATCGTCGCCGCTGCCTTCGTACTCAAATCCCTCGGCGCAGGGCTCCCAGTCGAGGACGATGGATGATCCATCGCAGGCGGTGACGGTGATGGAGGCGAACGATGCCGCGCCGTTGCGGACATCGACCGTGACGAGAAACCCAAGGTCGCGGATCGCGCCTGCGGCGGCGGAAATACCCGCGTCATTGTCCTGCAAGCGGTTGGACTCCTCGACAAAAACCGAAGTGGCGATGTCGCGGGCTTCGATGCGGGCGGCGGGGGTGGAGAGTGACGGTGCGGGCATGGGGTCGGCTCCTTTCAAGAGCGGGGTGCGTCCTCGGCACGCGCCGAGGGGAAGCCCTGCGCCCCCCGTCAAGGGGGCGCAGGGGGAGGGTCATCGGGTCAGTTCCTGTTGCAGCAGGCTGAGGAAGTTCCGCGCCTGCCGCAACAGCGTGATCAGGTCATCGACCTCCTCGACGCTGTCGGCGAGGGCGTTGCCCCCCATGAAGGGGGACAGCGCGTCAGTCGGAAGGAAGGCATTCCACTCGCCCTTCTCAACCTCCTCGACGGTGACCCAAACCTTGAGGCCGCTCCAGTTGACGGTGATTTTGACCGTGACGCAGCCGTCAGCGTCAGGCGCACCGAAGTGCGCCTTCGCCGAGAGATCGTCCTGTCTGAGGCTTTTCAGCCTCGCGCAGGCGTTGTTGACGGCGTGATTGACTTCGGCAAAGGTCTTCTTGACGAGCATCTGTCGGGCTCCTTTCGGGGAGAGGTGGGCGCACCGCGCCACAGCGGCGAGGTGCGGGAAGCCGAGCGCACGCCTTTCGGCGAGCGGTCGGGGTAGGTCAGCGGGAGTCGCGGTCGGTCACGGCGAGGATCAGGGTCACGGTTCCGATGATGCCGCCGAGAATCAGGACAGCGACGAGTTGGGCGAGGATCATGGTCAGGTCCTTTCGGGAGAGTGCGCCCCCCGCGCGTTGCAGGGAGTGAAGGCAGCGCACCCCCTTTCGGGCGTGCGCTGCGGTTGTTGTTGGTTGCCGCGTCTGTCGTTCGGTCCTCGCGGGATCGGCTCGGGCGGTCGGCTCGACCGAGATCGTCGGGAGCCTCGCGCTTGCGAGTCGTTCGCGGGTTCACTTGTCAAAGACCGACTCGGGCGATGCCCTCATCGGCACACACAGCCTACCACAAGCATGGTAGGTTGCAAGAGGGTTGTCGGCTTTTTCGAGGAGATTCCTTCAACGATTCTTGCGAATCGGTCGCAAGTGGCCTACCATGCAGCGTTTATGGCGAAGAAAAAAGTTCGGAAGCCCGATCAGTTTGGCCCGCCGACCTTGCAGGCGGGGGTGGCACTTGAGGGTTATGGGGTGTTGAAGGAGAGCGAAGCGGCGAGGATCGAACGCGACCGCGTGATGGCGGCATGGCTGACCGCGTACCGCGAAGGCGGGTGGGCTCATGCCGAAGCCGAGACGGGTGTCGAAGTCGGGCGCGTTCAAGGCTGGCTCACGCTCATTCCCGCGTTCCGCGCCGCGTTCCAAGAGGCGCAGCAAGCGACCGCCGACCGATTGGAGCGTATCGCCGACAGCATCGCGAGCGGAGAGGCGGCGGCGACACCCGCTCAGGTGCAGATGTTGCAGTTCCGCCTGCGCGGCCTGCGGCCCGAGACCTACCGCGAGCGTGCCTCGGTGCAGGTCGATCAGCGCACGACCCTCGGGGTCGAAGGGGACGGCAGTCGCGCCCGCCTGCTGCTCGCCGAGTGGGGCGGCACGGCGGCGGCATCGCCCGCCCCACCTGCGGCGATCGACGGCGGCGGCATCGCTCGGGCGGCGCTTGACCTCGCGAGGCGACGAGAGGCGGCAGACGGGGACGGCGCGGGGTGAGCAGGAACCGCGCACGCGCAGGACGGGGCAACGCGCACGCCACGCACGCGAATCGGGCGCACGCACGCTCGCACGCCCCCGCCCGCCCGCACCCCCCCGAACGCGCCCGCGCAAGGTACCTAGTATCTAACCACCCTCTCCCACGCCTCACCAGAAATCGGAATCCTGACCTCCATGTCCGAGATTATTGAACTGCGGCGGAAGTTCTTGGACGCGACCGCGAAGAGTACCGATGCCCAGTCGGACTTCCGCGCATTGTTCTCGGACGACATCGTGCTGTGGCTTCGGCTGACGGGGTGGACCTATGCCCCCAAGGAGGTGGACCCCGTGACTGGGCGCGAGGTCCCGAGCGAGAAGCCGAACAGGCCGTTCGTCTTGTGGCCGTGTCAGGAGCGTGCGATTGCGGAGATCGTCGCTGCGGTCGAGGAGGGACGGGACGTGGTGGTTCGGAAGAGCCGCGACATGGGTGCATCGTGGCTGCTGACGTCTGTTTCCTGCTGGGGGTGGCTCTTCAAGGGCTGGCAGAGCCTTCTGGTGAGCCGAGTGGAGGACGGCGTTGACAAGAGCGGGGACCCCGACTGCCTGTTCTGGAAGGTGGACTACCTGTTGCGGGCGCAGCCCGAGTGGCTGCTGCCGATGCGTGCGGAGGCGCTCCTTGAGAGGGGTACTGATACCCGCCAGCACATGATCCTGAAGAACCCCGTGACTGGTGCGACGATCACGGGTCAGGCGAGTACGGGCCATGTCGGTCGAGGCGGACGTCGGACGATGATCCTGTTCGACGAGTTCGCGGCGTTGGACGAGGCCCCTGCCGCGTGGCGGTCTGCTGCTGACGCGACTGCGTGTCGGATTGCGGTGAGTACCCCCCTCGGGAGCGGAACCCAGTACTCGTCGCTGGTGCATCAGGCTCAGGTGAGCGGTGACCCGAAACTGGTGGAGTTGCTGTACACGGACCACCCGATGAAGGGCGCTGGGGCGGAGCATCGGGTGGACGTTGACGGTCGGGTGACTGGGGTCTCTGGGAGCGAGTACGTCTGGACGCCGTGGTTGCAGGAGCAGTTGAAGAGGCGAGACGCGGTGGACATGGCCCAGAACGTGTTTGCGACGGACGTCGCGAGCGGGAGCCAGTACTTCGTGCCGTCGGTGGTGACGTCCCACATCAACGAGTGGGCGGAGGTCGGCGAGAGGTGCGAGATTCTCCGTGGCCGTTTCGTCGGAGACCCGAACGGGCGCTGGCGGGTGTGGCGTCACGGCGAGTTCCAGCGGGAGTACGTGGTGTTCGCGGACCCCTCGTACGGGGTAGGGGCCGCGAACTCGGTGATCGCGGTGATGGACGCCGAGAGCAGGCATCTGGTGGCTGAGTTCAGCGACCCGAACGTGCCTCCCCACGACCTCGCTCAGGAGATGGTCGAGGTCGCGAAGACGGTGTACAGGGGTCGGAGGTTGCCGCTGATCGGGTGGGAGGTGAACGGCGCTGGGGCGTCGATGCACCACGACTTCGAGGCCCTCGGCTATCACTCGCTGTACAGGCAGCGGATGGTCGGGACGACCACGTCGAGGATGACGGTGAGGTACGGGTGGAACAGCAGCAGGCGTGCCAAGAGGACCCTGCTTGGGGCGTTGAGCCGTGCGCTGAGTCAGGGGAATGTTCGGATTCCGAGCGAGGACACCTTGCGTGAGATGCTCAACTATGTGATCCTATCGGACGGAGCGATCGAGTCGGCGAGCGTCAGGGACCTCGCGACTGGAGCCCGCGAGGCCCACGGCGACCGTGTTATCGCGGTGGCTGGTGCGCTGATGCTGTGCGAGGAAGGAGTCGGTTCGGAACTCCCCGAGGAGCCTCTTCCGTCCGACACGCTTGGGGCGATCCTGAAGCACCACGAGGTGTTCCGATGAAGAAGAAGAAGCGAGGACCCAGCCTTTCAGTCGGACGCGGCGAGAAGTTGCCTGTGTCGAAGGGCGCTGGCCTGACCGCGAAGGGGCGCTCCAAGTACAACAGGGAGACTGGGTCGAACCTAAAGGCTCCGACGAAGGACAAGGACGACCCCCGCCACAAGTCGTTCTGCGCCCGTTCCCGTTCATGGGACAGCGGTCGCGGCAAGGCCGCACGCGAGAGGTGGGGCTGCTGATGCCGAGGATCAGGTTCATCAGGAAGTCGGTCGGCAGCGCAGCCGTTCGCGTGAAGGCTCGCGGCGACGTCTCTGGGCAGTTGCTCCTCGACTTCTCGGCCTCCGCGAACTCCATGTACGCATTCACAATGCAGGACCCCTTCTGATGCCGATCACGGTTCCAGTCAAGGACGCAAACGGAAGCAACTTCAACATGGTCGTGAATCCCGCGTACGACGCGCAGGACGACATGATCAAGATGAAGAGCGTCCAGAAGAAGTGGAGAGACTCGTTCACGACTGGGACGCTTGAGCCGTCGAAGTGGACGAGCATAGTCGGCGCTGGCGCGAGCATCTCCGTGACTGGAGGAACTCTGGTCATGGCGTCGGGAACGACGATCGCGGCGGAGACGTCGGTGCTTTCGGTCGAGACGTTCACCATTCCGTTCCGAGTTCAGGTCGGCCTCACGCTGTCGGCGCGAATCCTGAACCAGACCTTCTACATCGAGGCCGTCAGCGTAGACCCCGTCACCCTGCTTCCGAACGGACAGCACACCATCGCGTGGGCGTTCGAGGGCAACGCGAATCCGACTCAGGGAATCTACGAGGTCCAGAACGG